AGATAGATACATAGTAGATAACAGACGAATGGCTTTTGTACTTTGTAGAGATGTTTTAGAGATGGGATGGACACAAATAGCTAGAGAGTTTAAACTCAATCACGCTAGTGTTATGCACCACTACAAAAAGCACAAAGATTTAATTATATTTGACGAATACTACAGAGATAAGTATTTAGATATGCTTGAGGTGTTTAAGTTACAAATAGACTATGTAGAGCCAAAAGAGCTAATTAGAGAAGTAGTAAACATCAAAAGAAAGAGATATAACGATTATTTAAAACAAAAACTAAAAAACAATGAAAACTAAATTATCACAGAAACAGAAAGTATTAAGACATCTTAAAGAGATTGGACCAATAACACCATTAGATGCTTTTAATGATTATGCAATTATGAGACTAACCTCCAGGATATGCGAATTAAAAGATGAAGGTTATGATATAAAATCAGAACTTATATCAAGTCAAAACAGATTTAACGAAAAAGTTTCATTCTCTAAATATACACTCAATGAGAAGAATTAGAGTAGAAAAGTCCACTAACTATACAACTATAAACAATGAGTTTATATTTAACAAGGACTTATCGTTAAAAGCTAAGGGATTGCTATGCCATCTCTTGGCTTTACCTAACGACTGGAAGTTATACGTTGAGGAGGTAGAGAAATGGCATACAGACGGCAAGGCTGCAATTTACTCAGCGTTTAAGGAGCTGACATCTAATGGCTATATGAAACGAGAGCAAAAACGTGAAAAAGGTAAGATAGTTTCTTGGGATTATATAGTCTTTGAGAAACCACATACCGATTTTCAAGAAATAGAAAAGTTAGATATAGAAAAATTAGATATAGAAAATCGACCACTACTAAATACTAATAATACTAAATACTTAAATAAACTAAATACTGATAATACTAAAACAGAAGGAGATTATCCTTTTGAATTAAATTTAGAGGCTTGGAATTTATGGAAAGAATTTAGGAAAGAGCAATTTAGAACTACCTATAAAAAACTAGGAGAAGCTGCTGCTATTTCTAAGCTATTAAGAATCTCCAACAACAACAAAGAAAACCAGGCGCAAATTATCCAGCAGTCTATAGAGAATGGATGGAAGGGATTGTTTGAGCTTAAAACAGAAAAACAAACCAAAGTCCAAAAGATACTAACTAACTATCAGAAAGGACTTGAAATGATAAACAAAGAATATGATGACTAAAGAACAAACAGCAGAGCTTAATTTATTAATCGCTACCTTTAGGTGCTTTAATGAGCAACTATACAATCTAAAAGGCTCACATTCTGGAGTAGTAAAGATGAAGTTTAATAGGCTAGTAAAAGTGGCTAATCAATATGAGAGAGAGATAGTCCAATGGACAGAGGGAAGCGAACAACTAGAGCTGATATATGACAGCCTAATGGAAGTATTAATAGAAGTTAAAAAGCAAGTAAATGAGTAAATATTACGAGATTAAAAAACGTGAAGATGTAACGGTTAAAAATATGCTTGAGATATATGGTAAAAGCTCTAAATATCGAAAGAAAATAACTTGGGACACATTATACTTAATAACTGGATGGACACACATACAACAAACTAAAGATGAAAGACAAAAGTAAACAAGTGTGGTATTTATATGCTCACGACATTAAAGAACTAAAAAGAGAATGCTATGAGATAATAGCTACGCTTTACGTTCAGCTAGGACAAGCTCCAGAAGCTGAAATAGTAGTACAGATGACTAATTTATTTTGTAATGACTTAGCTACTAACTATGGCTCAATGGAATTAGATGAGGTAAAGTTTGCTCTTAATAAACACATAAGAGAGAACGATGGTCCACATTTTGTTAATGTTCCAACGTGGAATGAAGCTCTTAGAAGTTACAAGATGACTAAAGCACTTAAAAAGCAGACTAATCAAATAGACCAATACGAAGTCTATAAAAAGCGTGTTGAGTCTTTTAGCAAGGCAATAGATAAGAGAGAGATTAAAAAGATAGGCAAATGAAGATATTAAATTTATACGCTTGTTTAGGTGGTAATCGCTATAAGTGGGGAGATGAACACGAGATTACAGCAGTAGAGTTAGATGAAGAACTAGCTAATTTATATCAAGAGAGGTTTCCTAATGATACAGTAATAGTAACTGATGCACATCAATATCTAATTGACAACTATAAAGAGTTCGATTTTATATGGACTTCGCCATTTTGTCCAACACATTCAAGAGCAAGATATTGGGCGATAGGTGCAAATGGTAAAAGTCCAATTTATCCAGATATGAAACTTTATCAAGAAATATTATTGCTAGATTATCATTTTAAAGGTAAATATGTTGTTGAGAATGTTATACCATACTATCAACCAATGTTAAATCCTAAAAAAAGAGGTAGACATTTATATTGGACTAATTTTAATCTACCGAGTGATTTAGGAGATAGGAGTGCTAAAGTTTGTCAAGGTAAAGATGAGCTTAATAGATTATGTGAATTTCATAAATTTGATTTTAACAGATATAAAGGAGAACAAAATAAAGTAAGGATAGAAATGCAGTTAATTCTGAATTAGGTTTACATATTTTAAATCAAGCTCAAGGTATAATACAAGACAGAAAAATTAAACAAACAGAATTATTCTAATGCCAACGACAATAAGTAAACTAAAGAAAAAGCTAGACATATTGTTTAGTCAGTACATAAGACGTAGAAATGCAGACCACTTAGGTAGAGTTAAGTGCTTTCACTTGTGGAGTAGAGAAACATTGGAAAGAGCAACAAGCTGGACACTTTCAGAGTCGCAGTCATCACTCTACTCGTTGGGATGAGGTAAACGTACAAGTGCAATGCGTTAAGTGCAATATGTTTAGACAAGGAGAGCAATATAAGTTTGGACTATACTTAGACGATAGGTTTGGAGATGGCACAGCAGAGGAGTTAGAATACAGAGCAAAGACAATAGTAAAACTAAACAGAGTAGACTATGAAGAAGCAATCGAAAGGTATAAACAAAAGATTAGAGAGCTGGATTAACAATCGATTGTTTAAAACTTTAGACCCAAGAAGATTGGATAATTGAATCTATTTTATATATTTACAATAATGAAGAAAACAGTAATATTCGAGGGAGGAGTGAACAAGGTAAGCACTCTAGCAGACGGAACTCTTAGTATAAACATACATACTCAAGAGCTACCAGAAGAAACAATGATGAGAGTGTTTAGCTTACGTAAGTCTCCTGGAATGGTTTTAATAAGCTCTGACGATATAAGCAAGGCAGAGGTTGAAGAGGTTGAGAAGTTTACCACAGACTTTGAAGTTGGTAAGACTAAGACAGCTTCACAAAGATTAAGAGCTGTATTATATAGAGTATGGGAGCAAAGCGAACAAGCCTATGATTTTCCTATATGGTATGAGTCACAGATGGAAAGGATAATAAATAAGTATAAGACAACACTTGAGTAATAATAGGGCGACCAGGCATCAAGAGATATGGAAGAGAACGAAGAACGGACTAGAGCTTGTATTACCCAAAAAGATTAAAACAGATATAGGATTTCAGCTAATGTTTGGACATAGAGAGGACTATAGAGTAGAAGAAAAAAGAATAGAAGATAACGCAAACAGATACCAAGCAAAAACATATTTAAGTATTGAAGATTTTAAGCAGCATATTTAGAACACTATTTGCACTGTTAGTTATAATCAGTTGTTTGCCTATATTTGTATTAATATTCTTACACTTTTTTATAGTGGGATTTGTAGCAGAAGAAAATAAAAGGAATGAAGATAGTAGCATCAGTTAGTATAGAGGTTAGAGTAGACGATACAGAGCTATTAGACGATGCTAAGGAAAGAGCAATAGACGAACTAATAGACTCTTTAGAGGATTGGATAAACAATAATGGTATTCCTCCAATAATATCTATAGAGTATAAGTTACCAGAATACGATGACAACGATATAGAATTTTTAAACTAATGCCAAGTCTACCAAAGGGAAAGAAAAAGAAATGGATAGCAAGTAGCAAAAAGACTACTGGCTTTACAGAGAAGCATAAGAGCGAGAACTATGACTTCTATAATAGTAGAGCTTGGAGAAACCTTAGGAAGTGGCACATAGAACGAGAGCCACATTGTCGCTGGTGTACTGAGGAAGGCAAAGTAAATTATAAAGATAAGATAATCATAGACCACATTATAGAGATTAAAGATGGTGGAGATAGACTAAACCAAGATAACCTAATGACTTTATGTCTACCACATCACAATCAGAAGACAGCGTGGGCAAAATCAAAACGTAAAAGAAATGGCAAAGAGTAAATACTACTACGACTATACAAGGAATAGAGATGAAGCTAAAGAAGTTATAGAGGACTTAAAGAGTAATCCTATACCAAACTACTATGTAGGTAATACTTATGGTTATGAAGCTCGTAAAGTATGTGAGGACTGGGATTTAAGCTATAACTTAGGAACAGCAGTAACCTATCTACTTAGAAGTAGTTACAAGCACGATAGTCCATATGATTGCATACAGAAGGCTATAAATCATTTACAATTTGAATTAGATAAACTAAACAACAGAGAACAATGACAAGCGAACTAATAGACTTATTCGAGGAAGCAAAGAGAATAATAGATAAGCAAGAGGAATTAATTAAGATGCAACAATCTTTAATTAAGACAATGCAACAAGGACTGCAAGGAGTAGAACTAAATGAGTTACTACTAAAGAAACAACTAGCAGACTTACAAGAGGAACTAGAAACTATTACAAAAGATTATATAGATGTAATGGGGGGGGGCGAAAAAGTATAACCAATATGTCAGTACATCGCACGGGGGAGCTTTCATTTTTCTTACGCAAAATTAAATCTAAATCGTGTGGGTATAGATATACCAAACTAAAACCAGTTTAAGTTCAGTATGTTAGTTGTAATATGGCCAAGCTAAAAATAAAATGAGAGGGAGAAAAAAAATACCAACAAAAGTAAAGGAGCTAAAAGGTACTATTGAAAAGTCTCGACTAGTGGGAAACGAGATGGAGACTTCGGCAGTTGTCTCAATGCCTCTAGCTCCCTCCTTTCTCAATAAACAAGGCGCAGACGAATGGGACTTAGTCACTAACGAACTAGCCAATATAAAGATGTTACATCTAACTGACTTATCAATCTTAGCAGCGTACTGTAACGAGATAGGTATTTACAGAGAGATAGCTCAAGAGTTACAAGGTAACTTTACAGAACAGACCGTTGACAAAGATGGTAGGTTGAGGTCTAGTAAGATTGCACCAAAGTACAAGGTTATGCAAAACGCTTTACAAAACGCAATGAAAATTGCTACGCAATTTGGTTTCACTCCGAGCAGTAGAGCTTCCCTTAGTATGCCAGAGCAAGATGAGGAAAGGACTGACGATTTTAATTTTTTTGACTAATGATAAACATTTACAATCAAGACTGCTTAGAAGCAATGAAAGAGATGTCAGATAATCAATTTGATTTGGCAATAGTAGACCCTCCTTATGGAATTGATGTAACAAAGATGACCTTAGGAAATGGCAAGAAAAAAATAAACAGAGGAACATCAGATTGGGATAGTTCAATACCGACAAAAGATTATTGGGATAATTTATTTAGAGTTAGTAAAAATCAAATAGTATGGGGTGCTAATTATATGACAACATATTTACCTCCATCAATGGGTTGGATATATTGGGATAAGGGAACTGGAGCAAATGATTTTAGTGATGGAGAACTAGCTTTTAGTTCATTTAATAGAGCCTTAAGAAGTTACAAAGTTTCTTGGGTTGGTGCTAATGCTAACAATGGAACTCCTAGAATACATCCAACAGAAAAACCGATTAGACTTTATGAGTGGCTATTAATGAACTATGCAAAAGAGGGAGATAAGATATTAGACACACACTTAGGAAGTGGAAGTATTGCTCTTGCTTGTCATAATCTAGGCTATGACTTAGAGGGGTACGAATTAGACAAAGACTATTACGATAATGCTTTAAAAAGAATTAAAGAACACCAATCTCAACTAAGGCTGATATGAAACTTAAAGAGGACAAAACTTTTTACTTTGATGACAAGGCAGCCGATAGAGTAGTCTACTTTATAGAGAATCACATCAAGCACATCAAAGGAGAGTTAGGAGGACAGCCATTTAAGTTAGAGCCATTTCAGAAAACAATAGTTAGAGATTTATTCGGTTGGAAGTATAGAGATAGTGGTCTAAGAAGATTTAGGACTGCCTACATTTGTCTACCAAGAAAGAACGGAAAGTCTACTCTTATAAGTGCTATTGCTTTGTATATGTTACTAGCCGACAACGAGCCTTCGGCTGAGTGTTACATTGCTGCTGGAGATAGACAACAAGCTGGTATTATATTTGACGTTGCTAGTGGAATGGTTAGAGCTGACAATCAACTAAACAAGAATCTAAAAGTATTTAAAAACTCTATTATCCACGAGAAAAGCAACTCAGCATTTAAGGCTATTAGTTCTGAGGCAAGTTCTAAGTTTGGATATAACGCTAGTTTCATTTGTATGGATGAGTTTTTTGTCCAAAAAGATTCAAGCCTATGGGATGCCTTGACTACGTCGGTTGGTAGTAGGAGACAGCCAATGACTATAGCCATTACTACTGCTGGATATAATAGAGAGTCTATATGTTACAAGACAGAGGAGTATGGTCGTAAAGTATCTGAGGGTATAATCAAAGACGATAGCTTCTACTACGTTAAGTATTTTTGTGACTTAGAAACTGATTGGACTACAGAGGAAGCATTGAGAATAGCTAATCCTGGAATAGAAACTGGAGTAGTTAAATTAGACTATCTTAAAAGAGAGCAAGAGAAAGCTATCAAGCTACCTAGCTATGAAAACACTTTTAGAATGTTACACCTCAACCAATGGATGTCATCAGCTAGTAAGTGGCTTAGTGACCAGCAATGGATGGAGTGTAATAAAGCTACAATAAACTTAGAGGATTATAAAGGAATGACAGCTTACGCTGGACTTGACTTAGCTAGTGTTCGAGATGTTTCAGCTTTTGTTTTAATTATTCCAGAAGATGATAGGTTTACAGTAATACCTTACTTCTTTGCTCCTAAAGAAAATGCTTTTATAAGAAGTAGAAGAGACCAAGTAGATTATATAAGTTGGGAGAAAGAGGGATTGATGGAACTAACAGAGGGCGATGTAACAGACTACAACTACATTAAGCGCAGAATAAAAGAAGTCGCTGAGGTTGTAAACATAAAATCTATTGCCTACGATAGATGGAACTCTAGCCAATTAGTGATTGATTTAACAGAGGACGGATTGCCAATGGAGAGCTATGGTCAAGGCTTTGCTAGTATGTCAGCACCAACTAAAGAACTTGAGAAGCTAGTATTAGGTAAACAGATTAATCACGCTGGTAATAAAGTACTACGTTGGATGTGTTCTAACTTAGCTATGAAAACAGACCCAGCTGGTAATATAAAAATGGATAAGAGTAAGTCAAGCGAAAAGATTGACGGAATGGTTGCGCTTGTAATGGCTCTAGGATGCTATATGAATGACGATAGCAGCGACAATTCAACTTATGATGACAGAGGAATAGTCTGGATTTAGTCGTCCACTTTTGCGATTTCTTTTATCTTTGTAAAGTAATTACAAATTATTTATGGGACTATTTGACTTCCTCCGTTCTGAGAAGAGAGGAGATAACTTCTTAAAAGCAGTTTTTGGTGGCTATGGTGCAGCCAACAGAACAGCAGTTACTAGAGATACATCATTAACATTTAGCGCAGTCTTTGCGTGTGTAAGAGTTATCAGCGAATCAATAGCTAGTCTACCTATAAAAGTTTACAGAGTCGAGGAAGATGACGACAAAATAACTGACGTTAGCCATCCAATCTACCGACTACTAGCTACAAATCCTAATAGCTATATGACACCATACACATTTCTAGATACTCTAATGACCAACTTATTGCTAGAGGGGAATGCGTATTTTTATATTGAGAGAGATAGCAACGCTAGACCAATAGCATTAATACCTATCAATCCTCAAGACGTTAAAGTAATTAAGCATGAAGGACAAATCTACTACGACATCAAAGACTATGAGATAGGAGTTATGAAGGAGGATATGCTACACTTCTTTAATCTATCGTTTAATGGTTGTGAGGGAGTTAGCGTATTGAAAGCACAAAATACAACAATAGCAACGTCAATAGCTGCTAACGACACAGCCAATAGTTATCTAGGAAACTCTGCACAAGTAGGTGGAGTAATTAAACATCCAGGTAAACTAAGTAAGGAAGCTGTAGCAAGATTAAAGAACTCTTGGAATCAGAATTACTCTGGTTCTTTTGTAGCTGGTAAGACTGCTATTCTTGAGGAGGGTATGACGTTTGAGCAAACTAACATTGATGCTAATAAGTATCAGCTTTTAGAGACTAGACGTTTCCAGATTGAAGAAGTGGCTAGAATATTTAAAGTGCCATTATCTTTGATTGGCCACTTAGAGAAAGCTGCTAACTATTCATCTATTGAGGCTTTAAGTATTGACTTCGTAAGATTTACGTTGATGCCTTATATGGTAATGGTAGAGCAAGAGCTTAACAGAAAGCTATTTAGAGAAACAGAGTTCGGCTCGTTTACTATCAAGCTAGATGCCAATGCTTTACTAAGAGGAGATAGTGCTTCTCGTGCAAGTTATTACAGAGAGATGGCTTCTATTGGTGCTTTGTCTATTAATGAGATTAGACGAATGGAGGACTTGAATAGAGTAGGACCAGAAGGCGACCAGTTGTTTATGCCGTTGAATTTTGCTCCAGTTGGAGACGTAGAAGAGGAGGATAAAGAGTAATGCCGATACCTACTAAAAATATAGACGAAACTAACGAGGAGTTCATCGAAAGATGTATGGTCGATAATATTATGATTGAGGAATATGACGAGGACCAAAGGTTAGCTATCTGTTCTTTACAATTAGAAGAAGAAAGAGCTTTAGAGGATATAAACACTAAGCCAACTCAAGAGATGGCTGATGAAGCTGCACAAGGCTTAGAATGGCGTGAGGAGTTTGGTAGAGGTGGAACAGAGGTAGGCGTAGCTAGAGCAAGAGATATTAAGAACAGAGTAAATCTTAGTATTGAAACGATAAAAAGAATGTACTCTTATTTTAGTAGGCACGAAGTAGACAAAGAAGGTCAAGGCTTTTATAGTGGAGACGAAGGTTATCCATCTGCTGGACGTATTGCTTGGGCATTATGGGGTGGAGATGTAGGCTTCTCTTGGACTAAAAGAAAGATAAAAGAAATAGGTAAAGAAGAAAAATTTATAGATATGAAAAATAAAGAAGTAAGAACATTTAATGTTCAAGACTTAGAGCTAAGAATGGATGGAGAGAATCCAGTAGTAGTAGGCTACGGAGCAGTCTTTAATAGTGAGTCTAATGACTTAGGAGGCTTTAGAGAGTTTATAGCTCCTGGTGCTTTTGAAGGACGTTTAGAGGACGATGTACGTTTCTTAATTAATCACGATGGTTTACCACTAGCTAGAACTACTAACGGAACGCTAAGACTATCAGTAGACGAAAGAGGTCTAAAGTACGAAGCTAAATTAAATCCTAATGTATCAACCTCAAGAGACTTAATCGAGTTACTAAAAGACGGAACTATCAACCAGTCTAGTTTTGCTTTTATTGTAGAAGACGACTCTTGGGAGATGAGAGACGGAACTAACTACAGAACGATTAACAAAGTATCTAGGCTTTACGATGTAAGCTCTGTGACTTACCCAGCTTATGATGCTGCTAGTAGCTCTGTCGCTTTACGTTCTATGGAACAATGGCAAGAAAAAGAAGAAGCTAAAAAACTAGAAGAAAGTTTAGAGGCTGAAAAATTAGAGGGCATAAAAGAAGAAGAAGATTTAAAGCAACGCTCCCTCAATGAAATGCGTTTAAAAATCTTAAAAAATAAATATTAATATTAATTTTCTATAAAATGAAAAACTCAAAATCTTACAAAGAGGAAAGAGCTGAGGTTATCGAAAAGATGGAAGGACTTGTAGCATCTGCTGAAGGTCGTGACTTATCTTCTGATGAGCAAAGCAACTTTGACTCTTTAAATGATAAAGTTGAGGAGTTAAATAAGATGGCAGTTCGTGCTGAATCTTTTGAGAAACTTCAAGCAACTAAAGCTGTTAAAGAAGTAACAGAAAACACTCCTAGCGAAGTGAGAGACTATTCTTTCCAAGATGCTATGAATCAAGCTGCTACTGGTCGTTTAGAAGGTCTTGTAAAAGAGATGGACCAAGAAGCAAGAAACGAGGCTCGTTACACTGGTCAATCGTTTAAAGGTATTGCTATACCATCTACAATCTTAACTCGTGCTGCTGTAGCTACTGCTGCTGGTAACGCTACTGAAGTTATGGCTTGGACTGACCAACTAGAAGCAAACTTAGTTTTAGCTTCTGCTGGTGCTAATTTTTACTCAGGAATCGATTCAATGAAATTCCCAGTATTTAGTGCTATCAACTCTGGCTTTGTTGCTGAGACTGGTGGTTCTGCTCCAGCTGCTAATGGTACTGCTTCAAGCGTTACATTAGAGCCACATAAATTAATTTCTATTGTAAATGTTTCTGCTGAGGCTATCGCTCAAAATGCTTCTATCGAAGCTGCATTGAGAAGAAACATGGCTCAATCTGTAGCTACTACTTTAGAGGCTGCTTTATTAGGAACTGGAGATGTAACTAACGCTCCTACTTCTATCTTTGCTGACGCTACTACTTCTGGTACTGGTGTAACTGCTTCTGACTGGATTGATATGGAAACTAGCTTAATTGAGAATGGTGTTCAAATTAACGGAGCTAGATTAGCTTACTTATTAGACCCTTCTGCTTACGCTACTGTAAAAGCTTTAGCACAAGTTTCTAACGTATCTCCTATCTGGGACAACGCTAGAAAAGAGCTTAACGGCTACTTCTCTTTTGTATCTCCTAACGTAGGTAACGGTGGAACTGCTGGTAAAGACCACGCTCTATTCGGAGACTTCTCAAAATGTCACATAGCTCAGTTTGGTGGTTTAGACGTTATTTATGACATCTATACTAACGCTGGAACTGGAGAGCCAAGATACATCTTGACTTCTTTAGTAGACGGAGATTGTGTTCAGAATGACACTGCTTTTGTTAATTTGATTGAAGCATAATTTGTTTTTAATTGGAGGGTGGAGAAATCCACTCTCCTTTATTATTTTTTAAATGGAATACTATAACTACAACTTTAACACATTAAGAGGTTCTGATTATGTGCCTTATGGTAAGTTAGTTCTAAAGACTGCTCCAACGTCTACTGTTATATCATTATCAGAGGCTAAGGCATTTTTAAGAATAGACTCAGACTATGACGATGACAATACTTATATTACGTCTTTGATTAATGTTGCAACAAGTGTAGTTGAGGAGTTTACTAGACGAAGATTAATTACTCAGTCTTATTATTTATATTATGACGAGTTTCCTCCATACATTGACTTACAGATAGGAATAATACAACCATTTTTTGCTATAAAATATTATGATACCGACAACGTACAACAAACTTTAGCAACTTCAGAATACGATGTTGATGATAAAATAAGACCAGGAAGAATATATGAATCTAAAGACGGTAGTTTCCCAGATACTTACGAAAGACCAAACGCTGTTGAAGTAGAGTTTGTAGTTGGTACTACAGCAAGTGAAGTTCCAGCTCCAATAGTACAAGCTGTTTATATTATCGTAGGTCGTTACTACGAAAATCGCCAAGACGTTGTTATGGGTACACAAGTAAATGAACTTCCATTGATGGTAGAACACTTATTAACTCCTTACCGATTGCTTGAACTATGATAATAGGCAAACTAGATAGAAAGTTAAAACTATATACACAGACTTACTCTACTAACGCTTATGGCGAGAGAGTAGTATCTGACAATAGTTATGTTACCATCTACGCAGACTTTGACTTCAAAGGTGGTAATACTAACTTCGATGCTGATGCCTTAATCAATGACGAGCGTATAGAGTGCTTAATAAGATACAGAACAAACATAGGAGTAAGTCCACAATACTTTATCTCTAATGGCTCTACTAATTATTCTATCAAGAGTATAAAGGAAGTAGGTCGTAAAGATGCTATGGTGCTTTTATTAGAGAAGAATGACGTAGTAGATTTATCACAAACAGCTCCTAATCAATTTGTCTTCACTATTGACACAGAGAATACATCTAGTGGCTCTAGCTTGAATACACAGTTTATGATGCCTTTAGTTAGTGGAGGTAGTTATAATGCTACAGTAAACTGGGGAGATGGCTCTAGCGATACAATAACAAGTTACAATCAAGCAGAGGTTACACACACTTATAGTAGTGCTGGTCAATACGAAGTTAGTATAGAGGGAACATTACAAGGATGGCAATTTAATAACGCTGGAGATAGGCTTAAAATGCTTGACGTTAAACAATGGGGAGTATTAGACTTATCTACTTCTGCTGCTTTTTATGGTTGTTTTAATTTAGATGCTAGTGCTACAGATGCTCCTACTGTTTCTAGCACATCATTTTATAGAATGTTTAGAGATTGTACTAACTTCAATGGAGCAATTGGAAACTGGAATACATCTACTATAAATAACTTACAAGAAACTTTCTATAATGCAAGTACATTTAATAAGTCAATAAATTCTTGGGATGTAAGTAATTGTACTATTTTTTCTAGAACGTTTAGAAACGCCAAAACTTTTGACCAAGATTTGAACTCTTGGAATACTTCTAATGCTGAAAATATGTTTGAAACATTTAGAGATTGTACTCAATTCAATGGAGATATATATAGTTGGGACACTACTAATGTAGAAAATATGAATAGTATGCTTTACAACTGCGACCTATTCGACCAATCTCTAGCAGCGTGGAATATTTCTAATGTAACAAACTTTACTAATTTTATGCAGAACGCTAGTGGTCTAAGCACATCTAACTACGATGCTACATTAATATCATGGGCTGCACAATCTGTATCACAAAATGAAAGTATAAACTTCGGTGGCTCACAATTTACAGAGTCTGCTTATGCTTCAAGATTCAGCTTAATAGAGGATGATGGTTGGACTATTGTTGATGGTGGTATATTTGACCCAACACCAGTCGATTACATAAGCATACTAACAACTAGAGTAGTAGCTGCTGGAGGTACTATAGAGAACACTACAGACAGCCAAGCATTCTTACAAACATTAAATGACATTGACTAATGGCAGACGGACTATTAAATAAAGCAAGTATTATCTTAACTCCTACTGGTTACAAGGCTGGTACGCTTTACAACGTAGCTCCAGTAGTAGAGCCTTATGAGGACTTTGATTTTGCTAGAGCTAGTGTTGCTAGTCGAGTTAATTCTAGTGGCTTAGTCGAGATGGTAGGACGTACTCTAGGGAATGAGTTAGTTACAGATGGAGATTTTACTTTAACTGGCACACAACCACCAAGCACAACTGGAACTTATTGGACAACTGCTAATAGTTGGACTATATCAAATAACAAAGCTAGTTATGATGGTACAACTAATGGTTCTATATTAGAACAAGCAATTACTTTAGATGATGGAAGCACTTATGAGGTTAAAATTACTATTTCAGATAATAGTGGTAGATTTAGACTATCAATAGATAGTGGAACTGCTGACTTTAATACTTATACATCTGGAGATGGTACTTATACTTTCTATGTAATAGCTACAGCAGATGAGTTACAAATAAGAGGCTCATTATCTGATAGTGCTGCCACTTTTTCAGTTTCAAATATTTCACTTAAAAAAATAATAGACACCAACAACATTCCAAGAATAAACTATGATAGTAATGGAGATAATGGTCATATATTGTTAGAGCCTACTTCTACTAATCTATTACCTTATAGTGAGGATTTTGAGGCTGGCTCTTGGACTAATGAAAGTATTGGTACTACTCCAACTTTAGATGGTGGCTATACTGCACCTGATGGTAGCAATAGTGCATATAAAATATCTAATGCTAATCAAGATAGTTTTTGGTATTATCCAAGCGTTGCTGATTCTGATTATGCTAGAACGATATGGGCAAGAACTGTAAGTGGAACGGGAACTGCTCAATTAACATCACATAACTCTAATACTAACAATACTTTCAACTTAACAGAAACTTGGCAGAGATTTGAGGTAAATTCTACAACATCATCAATAGGAGAGCAAAGTTTTTATGCAGTAGATTTTAGAGGTAGTGGAACTCTTACAGAGTTATTAATATGGGGTGCACAAGTAGAAGCCTTATCATACGCTACATCATACATACCAACACTAACTGGAAGCACAGTTACAAGAGCAACAGAGACTGCAACTGGTGCTGGTAGTGCTACATTAATAAACTCAACAGAGGGTGTGTTATATGCAGAGATAGCTGCATTAGTTAATGGTGGAGTTGACAGAATAATTTCTTTATCAGACGAAACAAATAACAATTTAATTTATATAAGAATTGACAACACCGCCAACAGAATAAATTCATTTGCAAGAGGTGGAGGTGGTACTTATAATATATTAACAGTAAATGGAGTAAACCAAACAAACACTAATAAAATTGCTTTAGTTTGGGATGCTTCAAATGTTAGGGTTTGGATTAATGGTAGTCAAAGCCTTACACAATCAATTAATAATACACCTACTGGAATAAAAACTTTAAGTTTTACAAGTCCAACTGGTGGCTCCCCTTTCTACGGTAAATGCAAAGCTTTAGCAGTATTTAATGAGGCTTTAAGTGATAGCGAACTAACACAACTAACAACGTAATGAGTTTAAGATTAACAGAAATATGCTACCCAGAGGTAAAGAGTTACTACATCGTATGGAACGATAGTGATGCGATAGTATCTTATGGAGTGCTAGAAACCTATCAATGCTTAGAGACTAAGTGGGACAATGTAGACTTATACACTAAAGAAATAGATTGGATAAATATATTAATAGATAACGGTATTAACCCTTTTCCAGAGCAATGATAGTATCAGCGCAAATAGATGAGAGAGAGCTAAATTCTTTAATTAAGGACTTAGAGAAACTTAATATGTCTGATAGTAAAAACAAGACACTACTAAGGCAAGGAATGAGAAAAGCTGCTAAGCCTATACTGCAAGAGCTTAAATCTATTGTACCAGTTGAATCTAAACAGCTTAAAAAGTCTTTAGCTATAATCAACGGAAAGAATGTAAAAGGCAAACCTCCAACGGTTTATATAGGACCAAGAGTTAAAAAATCATTTGCTAGTAAAGAGAAGTCTGGTTTTTATTTCTATTTCTTAGAGTATGGATTTAGAGGTATTCCTGGACTAAGAATGTTAGATAAGACTGCTGCTAGTAAAGGCAATACAGCTATCAATAGTGTAATATCTGAAATAAAAAAACTCATTGACAAAAGAATGAAGTAATGGAGATAGGTAAAGTAATATATAATATATTAAGCAACGACTCAAACGTAGCTCCTTTAGTTACTACAAGTGGCAACTTGAGAATATTCCCTAGTCGTTATAATTTCCCTAATGACGTTAAGTTACCTTATATAACTTATCAGATGTTTGCAGATGAGCCTAACAACACTAAGAACGGAGTAAGTACTTATGACTATGTTAGAGTACAGATAAGCATTTATCATAATAGCTATGCTGAAATGGTAACTCTAGCTGGTCACGTTAGAACAGCTCTAGACTACGTTAGTGGCACTTATAGTGGTGTAGTAGTAGATAAGATATTTTACCAAGACCAGAACGAGCTATATGATGATAGTGCTGGTTCTATTGGTTTGTATGGTATAGCACAAGATTACAGATTTAACATAAATAGATAAATATGGAAACCTATAAAGTAAAGATAAAAAAGAACATTGAGTGTAGAGGAGTAGAATATGTAGAAGGCGAATCTTACAAAGTAGTAAGAGCAGTCTTTAACTTCTTACAGCATAACGATGCAATAGATACAACAAAGAAAAAGTCTAAAAAGAAAGATTTAGATATTAGCTAATTATAAATTTAAAATTAAAAGAAAATGGCAATTTTTAACGGAACGGATTTAATCCTAAAAGTTTCTCCTAGTAGTGGAGGAGCGGAAGCGAAATTGATGCACTCACAGAATGTTTCACTTTCAATGAATGTAGATACAATAGACATCTCAACTAAAGACTCTAGCTGGTTTCAGAGAGTTATTAGGTGGTCAAAAGTCTTTCAGTCTTTCGGCTGATGGTCTTATGGACTTCTCAGCAACTGCTGGAGATACTGATGTAGCTGAATTATTTGACCAGATGATGGATAGAACAGCAGTAGACTTTACTTTTGCTCTAGCTACTCCAGCTGGTTATACAATAACTGGAGATGGTTTTATTACTTCTCTTGAGATTTCTGGTGGTACAGAAGATGCTCCTACTTACTCTTGTTCAATAGAGGGAACTGGCGCAATCACTAAGACTGCTGTATAATAATTTCTTTGTTGGTTGGGGTATGAGCTTAGGCTCTGCTCCAACTAGCAATAACTTAAACTAACAAAGATATGTACGAAGTAGTTATAATAAACGGTAAGGATTACCCAGTAAGATTTGGAATGAACTCGTTGAGGTTATTCTGTAAAGATACTGGAAGAAGTTTAGCTGACTTAGATAAGCTAGGGGAAGGAATGAGCTTAGACGATGCTTGTTATCTAATCCTAAACGGAATAAAAGACGGCTCACGAGTGAGTGGCCAAGAATGTTCTTTAAATGTTGATGATGTCGCAGACTTGCTAGATGAGGACTTTGAGGCTTTGAATAAAGTGTTAGAAGTATTCTCAGAGCAATTCTCTGCTAAATTTGAGACAGAGGGAAACGTGAAAGCTCCGAAAGGGGCGAAGAAAAAGAAGTAACTTGGGATAGTTTAGAAGCTATAGGTTATGGCTTCGGATTACTTCCTCAAGACTTTTGGAGTTTGACTTTCCACGAGTTTCTGTGTATGCAGAAAGGCGTAAACGATAGAGTAGAGAAAGAACAGCAATGGGAGTGGGAACGAGTGCGATGGTTGGCTTGTGTTAATTTACAGCCACATACTAAAAAAGGACAAAACCTAACTCCAGACAAATTAATTAAATTTGATTGGGAGAAGAAACAAGTTAAGACCGACATCGAAAAACAACGACAAAGAGCAGAATATATTAAAAAGAAATACGAATTGCTAAATAAAGACAATGGCTGAGAAAACATTAAGTATTAAATTAAGTCTAAACGACAAGCAGTTTCAGAGTAAACTCAAGAAGTCTATGAGGTCTATGAAAAAGTTTGGCAATAATATGAAGTCTCTAGGGCGTACTATTTCGACTGGACTTACTTTGCCTATTATAGCTTTTGGAGCAGCTAGTGTTAAGGCTTTTGACGAACAAATAAAAGCAGAGACCAAACTTAGAACAGCTCTAGGCGATAGTGCAGAGGCTTTTGATGTATTAAAAAAACAAGCACAAGACCTACAGAAAATTACAATATTTGGAGATGAGGCTACTTTAGAAGCACAATCTTTTTTAGCACAGCTAGGACTTAATGCTGATGCAATACTAAGACTTACTCCACTTATTCAAGACTTTGCTACTGCTCAAGGTATTCAATTAACAGATGCTGCTAAATTAGTTGCTAAGTCAGTTGGTTCAAGTACTAACGCCTTGAGTCGTTACGGACTTCAAATAGAAGGAACTGTTGGAGAGCAAGATAGATTAGAGAGTGCTGTTAATGCTCTTACAAAGGCTTTTGGTGGTCAATCAGAAGCAATAGCTAAAGAAGGTCTAGGACCACTACAACAGCTTAAAAATGAGCTTGGAGATGTTTCTGAAAAGTTTGGAGAGATTGTATTAGAATTTATAGACCCACTTAACAAAAGGGCTTAGAAAAAATATCGGATGCTCTTAGTGGTCTAACAAAAGAACAAAAAGAGAACATAGTTCAATATGGTGCTATTCTTGCTGCTGTTGGTCCAGTCTTAATTGTGTTTGGAAGTTTAATATCTTCACTTAGTGTTTTAATACCTTTAGCAATAAAATTTGTAGCTGCAATAAATCCAATCACTTTAGCAATAACTGCTGCTGGTGCTGCTGTTTTATATCTTGTAAATAGGTTTAGAGACTTACAAAAAGAGTATGAGGATTATAATAAAGTAGTAGGAGACTTTGAGCCAATGCAAGAGTCTTTTATTCCAACTACTATAACACCAAAAAAACCTAAAGAAAGAACACCAGACCCTAATTTTGAGTTTAAATTTGTTGAGCCTATAAAAGCATTAAATGTAGAGCTTAAATTACTTAAAACACTAACGCCAGTAATTGAGGAATTTGAGGAGAGTTTGTCTGGAATGGATATAGTAGCCAATGAAATAACACAAAGTTTCCAAAGTTTTGGCAATATATTCCAATCAGTATTTGCTCAAGCTTTACAAAGTCAAGAAGGATTTTTTAAATCATTTGTAGAAGGTACTAAAAGAGCAACTAAGGCTCTACTAGCGCAATTAGCTGCAACTGCTGCATTAAATGCCATTATAGGTGGTTTGGGAATAGGCAAAGCCTTAGGATTTTCTAACATAGGTGGAGTAGGTGGCTTAGGAGATATGCTCGGTAGTGTTTTAGTTCCATCATTTGCAACTGGTGGAATTGTAAGTGGACCTACTTTAGGACTTATGGGAGAGTACGCTGGAGCTAGAACTAATCCAGAAGTCATCGCTCCATTAAATAAATTAAAATCTATGATAGGAACAAACGGAGGCTCTACAGAGGTATTTGGTGTAATAAGTGGAGCTGATATATTACTAAGTTCAGACAGAGCAAGAAACAATAGAAATAGAACAAGAGGTTACTAATGGCAATAGATACTAGATTAGTAGGAGAATTTCAAAGCGATAGAGGTACTTATTATAAAGTCTCTATAATTGACACACAAAGCTCTACAGCTACTCAATATGATGTTGAGGTGGCTGGTAATGGTTTTGACTTAACATACCAAACAGATACAGATGATAGATTTACTGGTCTAATTCCATCAGAGGTTAAGTTTACTATGTTTGTCAATGACCCTTTTAATAGTGCTAAACAAAGTATTTTAGCCTCTATAAGAACAAGCGAATATAAAAGGTGGCAACTAAAAATAGAATCATCCACTAACGGAAGCACCTTTTATTTGTTTTGGGCTGGTAATTTATTAAACGAAATAAATCCAGAGGCTGACGAATCTTTGCCAAGACAATTTACACTTACTGCTATCTGTGGTCTTGCTGCTTTAGAAAACATTCCATTCAATGAGGATGTAAATTATCTTTTTACATCAGCATATTCTTGTTATCGTTATGTATTTAACGCTATAAACACAGACATTAACACAGATAACAATTGGGCAACAGATGACCGATTTATCAGAACTATGGTAGATTGGACTAATTCACAAATACCTAGAAACAATGCAACAGACCCACTTAACAACACAAGATTTATAGCTGCTACATTCGCTCCAGTTGATAACAATGGAGTAAGACAGCCAGAGACAGCATTTAAGCTGTTAAATCAAATCTGTAAAGCATTTGGAGCTAGATTATATCTAAGTGAAGGGATTTGGTATTTTATTCAAGTGAATACCTATGAAGAAATGGATAGTTCTGACCAATACTATAGAGACTATAAGAAAGGAAACAACGGAAGCACACATACTCCAGACTTCTATGGTACTATAGATTTAAACACTTCAGAAGATGGTACTAACATAACTAGATTGGCTGGTAATAAGTTTGACTTTTTAGGTATATTAAAACAAGCTAAAGTCTCTTATGAAATGTTTGGTAGTTACGACTTACTACCATCAACAATAACTAACGCTAGTGGCACAAGTAACACAGTAAACAACTCTATAGTAGCTTGGAATGGTTGGCGTTCAACTGGTGCTGGTTTTAATACTGACTCTGGTATTTACGGAGTAAACGATTTAACTACTTCTACAGACTATGCTTCTTTTTATATGGGAGAGTTACAAGTATTAGATGGGCAGACAATTAAAATAAATAGAACATTTAATAGAGCTATAAATGATACATACTCTGGTTGGGGATTTACTGACAATCAATCTATTTTATTTTATCACAGACTAAAACTAGACGATGGTGCTGGAGATGTTCGCTATGCTCGTTCTACTTATACTAATGGTGGTCTAGCTCAATGGACTTCTGATGATGTTTGGGGAAATGCTCCAGACTATAATGTGCCTTATACTATATTTGGTGCTTCTGAATTGTTTTACGCCACGCCAGATGTAAGTGGCGATTTAGGTTCTTTTGTTTTAAACTTTCAGACTGCTGAAGTGCCAATAGCTGGAGACTTATATTTTGAGTGTTATGCAAAAGTATATTATGACTATGGAACAGACGACCCAGATACTGGCACAGAAATAACATCTGCAACAGACCAAGCTAAATTATATATATATTCAGCTCCAGAAAACTCAGCAGAACAAATATTTCAAATTTATATCAACGGAGAAAGTACATCTAAGCAAACCTTCATAACATTACAAAACATAGCAAACGGATTAACTTATGAAGTTGGAGACTTATTAATAGGCTCTGGACCAACTGCAACGAATGTTGGTAGACTACAATGTTATAACAATACGTCTTGGGATGATGGCACTAATATAACTTGGGAAGCATACGGAGGTGGTAGTGGTAAAGCTATCTCTAAGCTATTACTTAATGAGATAATGGCTGGCCAAAACGAAGGAGCTAGAGTCTTTGATGGTTCTTTAAAAATATTGACTAATAATGTAAGTACTAATGGCTACAAATTTCACAATGGAATTACTATAGACAGCTCTTTATTTGTGCCTTATCAGACAACATTTATAGCTAATGAAGATACTTGGCAAGGAGAATGGTATGAAATAAATACAAATACTACTACTTTGACTGATGATACTGAAGCTGAAACATTAAACACTAACAACACAATAAACACTAATAGCTGGTAATGAGTTTACAAGGATACTTAAATAATCAAGTCTTAGCAACAGTTTCTGTTACATCTACAACAGCTACTACTACTTTTTTACAGATATATAGTCCAACTATGTTAATGGCTAAAAGTGGCGAAACAGTAAAGATTATACACAAAGGAACTGGTAGAGAATACAACGTGACTTTAACATCTGACTTAACTACCACAACCACTAGACTAGATTTTAGTTCTACTACATTTGATACAATAATCCCAGAGGGAAGCATTATAATACAATCTAACCTTGATAAATGGGACACTATATTTAGAGATTATACTATAGTAACTCATAAATTATATGAGTCTGGTAATACTCACGGTAATACATCTTTGATTAATCCACGATACCCTAGCATAATGGATATAAATGCTGGTAGTACTTGGTCTGATGGAGACACCTTAGCTAACTCTTATCTCAATAATAGCATTTTTAGAGCTCCACACGATGGATGTAAAATAGAGAGAGTTACTTGGGACATTAACTCAGATGCTACAACTGGTCACAATGCTGTATTTAGTTTATGGAAAAAACCTATAACAGAGTTAGGTAATACAGCAACAGATATTACTTTAGTAGATACAACTACTTACACAGCACAAAACGACATAAATTATGTTTTAAATAGAGACACACAAAACGCTACAACATTAAACTCTAACGATTGCTTAATACCATCTTTTAAAAAGTCTGGAAGCGCATCTAGTAGCGACAAATTTTACGCAACATTAACGCTATTGATTAGCACAGACCCAAGACAATGATGAAAAATATATTAAAAGAAACATCAGACGTATTAGTACTAAATACCACTACATTTACTTTTGCTACTTTAGCTGATGTTGAGGTAGTGTTAAAAATAGCTGTTTTATTACTCTCTATTATATATACAACTGACAAGATAATTTACAACCGAAAACGAAGAAAAAAGAATGAATCTAAAGACGTGGCAAAAAAGTCTAAATAAGGCCGACGAAGATATGGCATTGAAACACTTTAAGTTAAGTGAGTTTGACTCAGACGTTAATGGAAGTGGGAAAAATATGAAAAGAAACTTCCTTAAAAAGCTAGACAAGGCTAGAGATATAGCTAAAATACCTTTTAAGATAACATCTGGATTTAGAACACCACAACACAATGAAAGACTAAGAAAGCAAGGTTATAAGGCTAGTGCTAACTCAAGCCATTTAAAAGGCTGCGCTGCTGATATATACTGCAAAGATAGTGGCACAAGACAAAAGATAGTTAATG